ACGCCCAGCGGCGCAGCCCCGCCCGGCCGCTTGTGGAAGCTGTTGGCCGTCACCGTCGGTGCGGGCCCGTCCATCGCCGCGCCAGTGGCGCCGGAATTGAACCGGGTCAGCGACGGCGCGACCACCGTCTTCTTGCCCCTGTTGGCGCAGGTCACGGTGCGCAGCGGATCGTCGATGTCCTCAAGCCGCGCCCCGTGCGTCAGGTTCACCAGGAACGGCCGCGACGCATCGAGCACATAGCGCTTGATGCCCCGCGCCACCCGCGCCATCGTGTTGTCCGCCAGCGGACGCACCGCGCGCAGGCCATGGCGCACCATGATCTGCTCGCGCGTGTCAAAGATCGACGGACAGACGATGTCCCAGTCGATCACGTCATGCCCGGCCGTGAGCCAGGGCAAGAGCTTGCCGGCCTTCACCGCTTCCGATTTCGGGTCGCCATGGGTCGGCTCCGGCCACACGATCTTCTGGCGATCGAACCGGATCAGGATGAACACCCGCTTGCGGATCGTCGGCGCGCCATAGTCGCAGGCGCGCAGTTCCTTCCATTCAATCTTGCCGCCCAGCGATCGGAGCTTCTTGCACCAAGCCTTGAAGGTTTCGCCCTTGCGCTCCGGGTCCGGCATCAGCCCCTTGTCGGTGATCAACAGCGGTCCCCAGGTCTGGAACTCCTCCACATTCTCGATCGCCACCACGTCGACCCGCCCGCCCGATTTCTGGATCCGCTCGATCCAGCCCGGAATGATCCACGCCAGATCGCGGATATTCCGCTGCACGGGCGCGCCGCCCTTGGCCTTGGAGAAGTGCTTGCAGTCGGGCGAGAACCACGCGAACCCGATGTGGGCGCGGGCGAAGTGGTCGAGCGGGTCGACCTGATAGACGTTCTGGCAAAGGTGGATGCTGTCGGGATGGTTGACCGCGTGCATGGCCACGGCCACCGGATCGTGGTTGATGGCATAATCCGGCGAGCGCCCCAGCGCCATCTCGATCCCGGTCGAGGCCCCGCCGCCGCCCGCGAAACAGTCGATGATCAGCGGCCGGGTCATGCGCGAACCTCCCGATGTTTCACGTTTGCCCTGCCGTAACACGTTGTTTCCGTTGCACCGGTCACTGGCTGGATGTCGAAGTGATCGAGCGGCAGTTCGAGCCAGCGGATCAGCGCGTGCACCTTGGCCACGCCCACCACATGCCCGCCGCAGGCCATGGAAACATCCTTGCCGGTCAGCCCGAGAAGCTTTCCCAGCGCGCGCACACTCAGGTCATCGGTGCGGCGCTTCTGCTCCACAGCGGCGGCAAAGCCACGCCAGTCGAACCCCGCCAGTCTCGGATTATTACCCTGCATGGTCCTGCCCTCCATCATCGGTCAAAGTCACCCCGTGGTCGGCCGGCACATGGCCCAGCGCACCCCACAGTCTCAGTCTGGTTTCCGCCTTGTTGAGCCGCCCGCTCCAGGCCACGTCGAACGCCGCCGAGGTCACACTGGCGCGCTTGCGCAACACGTTCCGCGCCGCCTTCACGTCGCGGCAAATCCCGGCATTGACCTGGTGCAGGCACCGGGCGCGCAGGAACAGCCGCAGCATCGAGGGGGAATATTCCGGGGTCATCCGCGCATCCACTCGCCAAAATCCGCCCGCATGTCGCGCCATCGGCTGGCAGCATCCGGGTCGATGTTGAGGTCCTTGCGGCTTTCGATGCTCAGCGCCCGGCGCAGCACGGCGGCGGCGCAGGCTGAATCGCTCAGATCGCCGTCGTCATCGGTGGCGTGGCGCGCCTTGAGATAGGCCTGGAACCCCGCCTCGCCGCATTTCATCGAGGCCTCGGCGGCGAGGTTCTTCACCCGCGCGCCATCGTCGGGCGGCATGATCCTGTCCATCGACTTGCGCTGCTCGCGGATCGTCCGCCCCGCATCGGTCAGCAGATCCAGCACGAACTCCAAGTCGTGGCGCGCTTCGCGGACGAATTCGGCTTCCCACCAGCTCACCTCCGGCCCGAAGTTCACCAGCACCGCCGGCGCTTCCTCGCCCGCCCTGCGCCCGTCCCGGTCAAACACCGCGCGCGTCACCACGATCCGCTCGCCATCGGTCTCGAACACATGGCTCCACCGGTCCGCCCGCACCCGCGCCAGCCGCTCGCGAATCTGCTCCAGCCGGGCGCGGATCTGGTCCCTGGTGAGCGTGGCGACGGTCATGGCTGCACCGCTTCAAGATGCTTTTCATGGCAGGACGTGCAGACCGTCGGCATCGGATCGCGAGGCAGGATGCGAACGCGGATCTTCATCTGGTCACGCACGTCGCGGGCAAAAGATAACCAGTTCTGCAGCCCCTTGAGCCGAGCCAGCAGCGAGCGCGCCCGCTGGTTAGCGGCCTTTTCCGCCGCCCTCGATTCGGCCAGTTCGGCGCGAAGCCTGTCCACTTCCATAGCGAGGCTTGTCGGCGGGGAATTGGTCAGTCCAGCGGCATGGATCAGTTGCACCACCAACAAGCCCGCTGCGGTCAGGCGGTACTCGATCGTGTCGCCGTGAAACTCGGTTTGGCCCGCAGCCGGAATCGCCTCGATCAACCCGCGCCGCTCAAGCGCTTCCGCCCGGCTGACATACGATGCCGGGCCATCCGCCAGCATGGCCAATTCGCCAATCTGGTTGCGTGACAGCGACAGATTGAAGGCACCGGAGGTGACGTAATCGGAGAACTTTTGGTTGGCTATGTTCATCCCAGCACCCCCAGCGGCGCCCGGTCCTGAAAATCCTTCCAGTCGACGCGGCGGATCGACGGCCCGTCGCCATAGGGCCGGGCCAGTTCGCCGCCTTCCACCACGCGCTCCCAGACAAACCAAGCCGTGTTCATCCGGCTCGAAGCGGTGGGCCCGTCCCAGCCGTCGCGGTGCATCATCGGCAGGCGGCGGGAGAACACCCAGATCCGTGCCGGCGGCCATTCGTCGAGCCAGAAGTTGCGGTCGGCATCGTCGGTGCCGCAGATGGCGTTCAGGTTCAGCAGCATCGCCATCTTACCGGGGCAGAATTCCCTGAGCGCGTGCGCGATGAAGACGTTCATGGTCTCGCCATAGGGCGGATTGGTCACGATGTCCGGGCTGCAGCATGGCCCCTGCTCTGGCGCGTCGACCGGGAAAGCCCCCCTCCACGCGCCGCGGATCCCGTCGTGCGCGAGCCGGGCTTCAAGGAAGCTGCCGATCTCCTGCACTTCGCCATGACGATTGGCGGTGCCGTAGTCGGCCACGTCGCTCATCAACACATCGTGCCCCGCAGCCTCCAGCAGCGCCGCAATCGCGCCACGCCCGCAGGCAGGCTCCCAGACCTTGCGCCCGAATGCTTCCAGCGCCAGCAGCACCCGCGTCGCCTCCGTCGGCGTCTCATAGAGATTGAGCCCGCGCTCCTCCTTGGTCGCAGTCGAGGTGCCGATCGCGGCGCGCAAATTCGCTTTCGTCGGCGCCAGTCCCTGCGCCAGCCGGGCGGCGATGGCGCGTTCGGCCAGTCCCGGCGCGCGCTTCTCGGCATCGCGCAGCTTGCGCGCCTCGGAAATTTCCTTGCGGCTGAGCCCGGTGTCACGCGCGGTAAACCCGTTCCCGGCGGAAACGGGTTTTTCCGCCTCGCCCTGGTCCCCGTCCTGCGCTTCGGTCCCGGCAGGCCGTCCACCCCGGCTGATCTCGCCACGCGCCTGCGCCGCGTCCCATTCGTCGGCAATCCTGATCCGTGCCCGCGCCTCGATCAGCAGTGCATCGCCCTGCAGCTTCATCGCCTTCGCCACCAGCCCGGTGGAGACGCGCAGCCGCTTGGCGACCCGCGCCGCCATGTCGGCATGGGTATAGGCATAGTCCGCGAGGAACCGCGCCGCCGCCACGTCGTCATCGTCGAGCAGCCCGCGCGCCCGCTCCACGATCGCCGCCAGGTCCTTGCCGTCGGGCAGGATCACCGGCGGACCAACCGCAGCCCCGCCACGCGGCAGATCCTTGAGCGCATCCACGATCGCCAGCGCCTGAGCGTCGACAGCGCCCATCACGAGCCACCCTCCCTTCGCCCCTTCGGGGAGAAGGTGGATGCCGCGGTTCCGGGAACCGGCGCAGACGGATGAGGGGGCGCATCGCTTTCAAGCTCGCCGCAACCGCGGCCAATCATCTCGCCGTTCGGCCCACTGGTGAATATCCGCCAGTGTCGCCACCCCTGCGGGCAATGAAAGCCCCAGTCCCTCACGCGCGGGCCGGTGATGAACAAAGTCCAGCAGGGGCCGTGCGTCAACTCGATCCGGTGTGCAGCGTTCGCCCGCCGCAGTTTCATCTCCCCGGCGCCCCGCGTGGTTCGCACGTTGACGCCGCCCGGCTCTATCGTGTGCTCGACATATTGTCCCGACAGAAGCACCGAGAGGTTCCACCAGGGATGATCGTGCAGCGCCCGGTCATCATCGGAGCGGCAAAAATGGTGCAGGTAGATGTTGAACCAGCGATTGCGCGGAATCAGGAACCAGCGCCGCAAATAGGGATTATCCGCCCCGCCGATCTCTACATCCGGAGACCTACCGGCACCTATCGCCATGAGGCGCGGGGCCAGGAATTTGATTAACTGCCCCATCATCCCCGCCCCCGTTCCAGCACGTCCGCCATGCCGCCCTGTTGGGTCAGCAGGTCGATCAGGTCGGCGGCCAGCGCCGGCGCGGAGACATGGCGGCGCCGGGCCTCCCGTTCCAGCGCCCGGCGTGCCCCGTCGTTGAGCGGCACCAGAAACAGCGGCCCGGCCTTGCGCTGGTAGCGCATCGAATCGTGCACCTGCTTTGTGGTCAGCCCCATCCGGTCGGCCACCTGGCGCGGCGTCATGCCGGCCTCGATGAAGGCCCGCACCGCGGCCGAGCGGTTGGGCCACGCTTCAAAAGCTCTCGGCATCTATGCCTCCATCCGTTTCAGGCCCGTCGACAATCCGGCCGATCAGCCCGTCCTCAAGGGCCGCCACCAGCACCAGGCCGCACAGCTCGGACACGGTCAGGCCGCGCACCTCCGCTTCAGCGCCCAAGAGCGCGCGGATATGCTGGGTCACCCGCACGTCGATCAGCGCAGGCCCGGAAAACGAGTCCGTGATCATCCGGTCCACGGCGCCAAGCGTGAGCCCGGTCTTGCCGGCAATGTCCCGCGGCTCCACGCCGCGCGCCCACAGCGCCATCACCTCGGCCTTGAGCGAACGCCCGATGATGCCCTCGCTGACCTGCCCGGATTTCCGAACCGCCGCGAGCCCGTGCTGGCGGATCAGCGCGGCGACGGTCACCGGATTGGAATGGGTGCGCTGGCAGCTCGCATGCATCATCACACATCTCCACTCGTTACACGGGGTCCACTTCGGCCACCGTGGGCAGGCAGGAGCACACGCTCGACAAACCGCGCGTCGATGGCGTCGATCAGGGCTGTCTCCAGCTGGTCGTTCTTGCCCGAATAGGGCAGGCCCTTGCGGATCCGCTCCTTGGTCTCGCGCTGGATCCGCTCCATCTCATCCCAAAGCGGCCACATCTCGAGGAATTCGACGAACGCCGTGCCATGCGCCACAGCCTTAGGTCGTTGCGCGCAGGCCGAAAGCACCGGGAGCAGCACGCCGCCTTCCCAGGCTTCCGGCGCGTCGCGGTAGCCTTCCGCCCGGGCGATGGCCGCAAGTGCGCCGACCACCCGGTCGCGCCCATGGGTAGCCAACACCTTGCGAAATCCGGAGACCGCATAGATCTGTTTCGGTTGCTTGGTCCAGCTGCTCACATTGCTGGTCATCAGCTCGCATCCGGCATCCGAGGCGGCGCTTGCCGCCTCCACCGCCCAGGGCTCGCCTGCGGCCAGCGCTGCCTTGAACACGTGCCAGGCGGTCACCTTGGTCACGTCGCCATTGACGGCGGCAAAGGCGGCAGCCTGCTCCTCGCGCGTCATGTGCACCACCTGGCACGGCACGCTTTCGATGCCGGCCATCTTGGCGCCATGCACCCGGTGCTGCCCGTCAATGATGGCATAGAGCCCGCCCTCGACCGGCGCCACGAACACAGGCGAGAACCGCGACCAGCGAAAGCCGCTGGCGATGCGGTGTATCGCCTGCCAGTTGCCGGATTTCAGTTCGCGCTGATAGCTGTCGTCGACCACAAGCAGCGCAATGTCGATCCATTGCAGCATCGGCGCAGGACCCGGCGCGCTGTCGGTCTTGAGAAAGCGGGAAACCTCGATAGGGCGCATCAGCCTTCCTCCGGCTCCGGAGCCATGCCGAGCGCGTGCAGATAGGTGTCGAGAATCGCCTCCTGCTCCATCCGCTCGTTCTGGTCCTGCTTGCGGATGTCGATCACCCGGCGCAGCACCTTCGTGTCATAGCCGCGGCCTTTGGCCTCGCCATAGACATCCTTGATGTCATCAGTGATGGTCGCCTTCTCCTCGTTGAGCCGCTCGATCCGCTCGACAAGGCTGCGCAGCTCGTCGCGCGCGGTGTTGCCCGCGTCCGCCGCCGCCGGTGACGGCTTGTCCTCGGCCAGGGCTTCCACGGTGGCCTGCTCCTTGGGCCTGCGCTTGCCCTTGGGCTGACCGGGCACCGTCTGCCGCGACGCGTAAGGGTCGTATCCGGCCTCGCCCATCACGCACCACCCTTCCGGATTTCCACCACCTGCCCGCCCTCGGCCTTGCCGCTGCCGATCGCGCGGCGCAGCTCGCCGAGCGCGGCCTCCACATGGCCGGCGGCGCGGTCGAGCGTGCTCATCTCTGCCGGTGTCAGGATCCCGTCTGCGAAGGCCTGCGCCCCGGCGCTCATCAGATCGCCCGCAGCCCTCACCGCCTCGGCATGGCGGGCAAACACCGCGCCGGGCCCGGCGCCCTCGCTGTCCGGCTCCATCACGCGGCGGCCGTTGAGCCCGGCCAGCACCGAGGTCACCAGCGCCACGCCCGCATCCGCCTCGAGCGCCAGCACGGCGTTGAGCGGCATCAGGTCGGGGTCGGTCGGGCTGTTCCAGCGGCCCACATTGCTCTTGCCGAAATTGGTGATCTCGGCGGCCCGCTCGATGCCGCCGCAGCGGCTGATCAGGTCGCGCTGCGCCGACTTGAGCCGGTGCTGCCATGCCGTTGAAATGATTGTCATCGCCATTCTCCTGACTTGCCGGCCTGCGCCGGACAAAAGCTTTCCCGCGCCGGGAATTACCCGGCGCTTTTCCCATTTCGGGAAGCACGCAAAACTGGTTTTCTCAGAGCCGATCAGACCCCAACGGAGCCCGTCAGCCCATGACTAGAAACCCCGCTCAAAACCCCGCCATCAGCGCCCAGGCAGCGCCGGGCCAGTGCCCCGCCACCCGCCACAGATCCAGGCTTGCCAGCACAAGGCTCCAGGCCATGGCCGGCACCATGATCAGCGCCGCCGCCCATTCTCGCGAAGCCCGCACGTCGAAATCGGTCACGATCCACCCGGTGGCGGCCAGCATCGTGGCAATCACCCAGGCATCGATGAGAGCCCTCACCAGGTCAAACACGGGCAATCCCTCCCTTGCGCTCGATCTCGGCCACCGTCAGGCGCGCCACCGCCGAGCCCATGCTTTCGCCGGTCTCGGCGGCGACCAGCGCCAGCAGCGCGGCGGTGTCGGTGGAAATGTGAATGGAAACGAGATCATGGCCCGGCGCGGGAGGAGGCTGCGCCGGGCCATGAGTGCCGCTGGCCCCAGAATGAGCGGGGGCGGCGGCCTCGCCGGCGGGACGGGAGGAGAATGCCCCGCTGGCGAATTGATGTCCGATGACCTGGATCATTCCGCGGCCTCCGACTTCTCGGCCTCGATCACCGCAAAGATCCGGTTGTATGTATCGATGTTGATCGATTTCCCGTCGCGAAGCCGCGAGAGAAGCTTTCCATCATTGACCGCTTTGCGACCAAACGTGGTCTCTGCCATGCCGGTGACGGCGCAGTGCTGTTCGATCGCAGCGATTATGGATTCAGGTGTGATCATCATCGGCGCAAAGAATATGGGCAAAAGCCCATTTGTCAATGGGCAATAACCCACGTGCGGAGAATAGTGATAATGGGCTATATCCCACGAATGAAAGACGAGTGGAAAAAGCGCCTGAAATCAGCGATCAGCGAGAGCGGACTGTCGATGAAGGAGGTGTCCCAAAAGGCTGGAAAGGGCGAGACTTTCGTCCGCGACCTCCTAGAGCGGGATCGCGTTCCGTCCATCGATAATTTCCTGGCAATCGCGAGAGCGCTTCAGCGTTCTGCGGCCTCGCTTCTGGGTGAGGAGCCCCAGGCAGTGAAGGAGCCCAACCTGCGCAGGGTAGAGGTGAGCGCCTTTGTCCAGGCAGGGCACTTCGCCGAATCATGGGAGTGGGAAGATGAGCAGCGTTATCCCGTCTATGTCCCTGATTTGCCTGAATTCCGAAACTTGAAGCTGTACGCTGCAGAAACCCGCGGTCCATCCATGAACCGCCGATACATGGAAAGAACCGTTGTTGTCTTTCTGTCTCTGATCGAAGCTCATGAGGAACCCATCGTGGGCAAGCGCTACGTCATTGAACGCAAACGTCCCTCAGGTGAAGTGGAACACACCGTAAAGCTCCTTCACGCGGATTCTGATGGAAAGCTATGGCTGATGCCGGAATCAGAAGATCCCCGCTTTCAGGTTCCAATCGCCATTGAAGATGGCACAGCGTCCGGCGATTCGGTGACGATCGTTGGTCGCGTGGTTTTTGCAGTAACCCGCGAATAATTCGCCTCCGCCTTTACCCCATCAGTAATACTGGTGGGCTTTTGCCCATTGACAGAATGGGCAAAAGCCCATAGCGTTTCATCGTTCCCCTGAGGGCGTAACCGCCCCGACTGGCCGGGCTTGTCTCGCGTCCCGGCGATTTTCTGGAGAGAAAGATGATCCGCTACCAGCCTGCCATCCCGCCCCGTCCCGCCGCACCGGCCCCCTCCTGCCGCACGAGCCTCGTCGACCGCATGGCCGACCAGATGCGCGAGATGGCCTTTGCCGGCCAGACCGTCAGCTCCGAAACCCTCGTGCAGATGGGCTGGACCCTGCCGACCGTGAAGCGGCTTTCGCCCGACGCGATCGCGCTCGCCCGCCGCCAGAGCGTGCGCCGGCTGGCATGACCCGCGCCCTCGCCGCGCTTGTGCTGGCCCTCATCCTCATGGGCCTGCTGGCGCTCGCCACCACGGAGTTCCCCCGATGACCCCGCATCCCCTGCCGGCCCATCTGGCCACAAGCCTCGCCACCGCCTCCCGCGCGGTCGCCTCGCACCGCCGCCAGTCGCTGGCCAACGAACTGGCGCTCTGCATCGACGACGCCACCGACGCCCCGGCCCTTGCCGCCACCCTCACAGAGATCCGCGCCCTGCTGCTGCAAACGGGCGAAGGCGGTGCGCGATGAGGCAGGCTTTGTCGATCCGCATTGCCGAGTCCAGCTTGGGCATATGGCAGGACGATCCGAACGACCCATCGTTTCGCTCCGACATTTACGCCGTCCTGATCCGCACGATGCGCGATCGCAGATGGTCAATCCATCAGGACCCGGATGTGCGGAGAAACTATCCGTGCCTCAGCCCAGATCAGCGCCTTGGCGCGAGGGGATCGCTGCGCTGCGCCATCGAGATATCAGGGCGCGTGGTCAAGATCGAATTCTGGTCGACCACGGCACCGCAGATCAACCCGAACGGCCGACGATATGATTTCCACAAACTGCAGCGGATGAGCCACATCGACATGCTTCGCGTCGAACTGGAGTTCAGGCAGATCATCCGGTGGTGCAGCGCGCTTGCGCCACTTGAGGTCACGCGAACCGACGTCCATCACCTCACGCCCATGCAGCGGATCGAACGGCAGTATGCTGAAAGCTGGCACAAGGATAAGGACCTGGGACGTCCGACATGGTCATCCGATTCCCAGCGCAAGGGGGCCGACGCGACACCGCTCGAGCACGGGCAGACCGTGTGGCTCCCTGACGGCAAGGGACGCATCTTGCGCGGCATAGCCTATTGTAACATCAACAACATGTGGTGGGTCATCGCTGGCGGCCGCTTGTTCAACGAAGGCAGCCACAGCCTTCTGTCATCGCCGCCGGCTGACCTGCGCACGAAACGCAATCACAGACTCCGCCGCAACCGTCTCGAGGCGGAACTGGCTCTTGCGATCAAGCGCATGAACTTCCGCCGGGCAGAGACGCTCAAGCATCTGCTGTTTGGAGGCGACCAGGTATTCATGATCTGGGCGCGCGCCCACGGCGCCTACTACCGCTCCCAATATGCCGGTTACACCACCGACAGCATCAGCGCCGGAAAGTACACCCGCGCCGAGGCCGAGGCCGAATGCCGCCGTGTCCCGCATGAGCTCGAGATGGTTGGCCCGGACGGCGTTCATACCCGTTTCGACAGGAGCGCGGCATGACCCTGATCCGCGAGGAAAGTCAGGTCGAACTGGTCTGCGACCCCTGCGACCAGCCTTGGCCCAAGACCCACGCGGCGGAAGATTTCGAAATCCTGCTCGCCGACGCCAAGGCCTCCGGCTGGCGCGCAAGCCGCATCGAGGGCGAATGGCGCCACCGCTGCCCGGCCTGCGTCAAGGCCGGCCGCCCCATCCCCGGCAAGCCCACCCCCGCCGCCGGCCTGTTCGGCGAAACACTCCCGATCAAGAGGAAACCGCGATGACCAAGATCATCCATCCCCCCATCGACGGCCAGCACCTATCCGCCGCCAAGGCCCCGCCCTTGCCCCGCGCCGCCATCGTCCTGCTGGTCAGCCTCGCGCTGGCCTGGGGCCTCGTCGCCTCTTACGGCCTCCACCGCGCGCTGACGATCGGCGAGCAGCAATATCAGATCGCGAGGGTGTGATGATGACGCCCCCAATCCGCCAGTTCGACAATGTCGGCCACTCTCCCGCATGGCCCCTTATTCCCGCCGCCATGGCCGAGCTTGAAACGATGGGCTTTGGCTTCCATCCTTCCCATCCGCCAGTGTGGCACGACCACTGTCTCGTTCTTCTCCACGACTACGAGGTCAGAGGCTTTATGGTCTACCGGCACGAGGAGGCGCTCGCCTCATGGTTCATCCTGCTCGCATGGGTATCGCCCGTCTGGCGCCGCAGCGGCATCCACACCGCCCTGTTTTCCGCCCTCGTCGAGCGGGCTGAAGCACGCGGCGACATCCTCTCGATCAACAGCGGCACGCATCCCGACAACCTGCCTGCTCAGGCCGCTTTCGAAGCCCAGGCCCGCAACAAGTCGGCGATCATGTACCGCTATCCGATCCGTGAACACCTTGCCGGCCGTCCCTATCTCGATCTGGAGACGAAGTGATGAGCGAAACCACCATCCAGTGGACCGAACGCACATGGAACCCGATTGCCGGCTGCTCGGTGGTCTCGCCCGGCTGCACCAATTGCTACGCCATGCGCCGCGTCGCCCCCAGGCTCGCCGCCAACCCGGCCACGCCGCACTATCACGGCACGGTGCAGCCTTCCAAGGCTGGCCCCGTCTGGACAGGCAAGATCGGCATTGCCGGCGACGAGAAGTTCCTCGAACCGCTGCGCATCCGCAAGCCGGCCATGTGGTTCGTCAACTCCACCTCGGACCTGTTTCATGAGGGCGTACCCGACGCCGTGATCGATCGCGTTTTTGCAGTGATGGCGCTCTGCCCGCAGCATACCTTCCAGGTGCTCACCAAGCGCTCGAAGCGCATGCGGGAGTACTTCGCCCACGATGATGGCTTTGGACGGTGGGGCTTTATCGAACATCACGCCAGAAAGCTGGCCGAGGTTCCAGAGGGGCTGACGCTCGCCCAGTATGGCGGAAGAAATCTCCCCAACGTCTGGCTCGGCGTCTCCGTCGAGGACCAGACCCGCGCCGACGAGCGCATCCCCGACCTGCTCGCCACCCCCGCCGCTATCCGCTTCATCAGCGCGGAGCCGCTGCTGGGGCCGGTGGATCTGACTTGGATCGCCGAACCCGACGACGAGAAAGACGGCGTGATTGATGCGCTGCTCGGCTGCAACTGGATTGATGGCATGGGCCGCGGCGTTGCCTATAGGTCAACAAGGCCGGGGCATGAAGGTCGCGTCATGACGCGCCACGTCTGCAGTTCGACCGATGACATCCTTGCAAATCGAAAACTCGACTGGGTTATCGTAGGCGGCGAATCCGGCTCCGGCGCCCGGCCGATGAACCCACAGTGGGCACGAGACATCCGGGATCAATGTGCAGCGGCGGACGTACCATTCTTTCACAAGCAGAATGGCGAGTGGCTGTCCGTTTCGGAGTGCGAGGGCGATTATCCAGTCCATCAGTTCGATGACCACAGGTGCGTCCGGCGCGTAGGCACAAAGGCTGCCGGCCGCCACCTCGACGGCATCGAGCACAACGCCATGCCCATCACACCTTCGCAATCCTGAAAGGACACCCCATGGCCCGCAAGAAGCCAGCCGACACCGCAGCCGACACGCCCGCCGTCATCCCGGCCATCAAGGGCTTCAACGCCGATCTCACCTGCCAGGGTTTCCAGTTTGAGCTGGGCGCCAGCTTTTGCCACGAGGGAAAGGTGGAGTGCTGCCGAAGCGGCTTCCACGCCATCGAGGGCCATCCGCTTGAGGTGTTCAGCTATTACCCACCAGCCTCCAGCCGCTATGCGCGGGTGGAAATGGCGGGCGAAGCCGACCGCAAGAATGACGGCGACAGCAAGATCGCCAGTGCGGAGATCCGCATCGGCGTCGAGCTGCATCTGCCGGAGCTGATCGCGCTTGCCGTCAAATACGTCACCGACCGCGTCAAGTGGATCGACGGCCCCTACGCCAGCGGCGAGAAGGAAGCAACCCGATCGGACAAACCCGGGGGCGCTGCCACCGCATCGGGATACGGGGGCGCTGCCACCGCATCGGGAACATGGGGCGCTGCCACCGCATCAGGTGACTGGGGCGCTGCCACCGCATCAGGTGAACAGGGCGCTGCCACCGCATCGGGATACGGGGGCGCTGCCACCGCATCGGGCGACTGTGGCGCCGCCACCGCATCGGGTGAACAGGGCGCTGCCACCGCATCGGGATGGCGGGGCGCTGCCACCGCATCGGGATGGCGGGGCGCTGCCACCGCATCGGGCAACGGGGGCGCTGCCACTGCATCGGGTCGCTGGGGCGCTGCCACCGCATCGGGAACACGGGGCGCTGCCACCGCATCGGGAACATGTGGCGCTGCCACCGCATCGGGAACATGGGGCGCTGCCACCGCAACCGGCTATGAAGGCAAGGCGCGCGGCAAGGATGGTTGTGCGCTGTTTCTGGTCGAGCGCTCCAGCTATGGCGAGATCACCTACGCGTGGGCTGGCATCGCCGGCCGCGACGGCATCAAGCCCGACACCTTCTACACGCTCAAGGCCGGCCAGCCGGTCGAGGCCGGCTGACATGGCCCGGCGGCCGAGGCCAGAGCCCATCACGGCTGCCCGTGTCGAGCGCGCGCTCGACACGCTTGCCTGGGTCATGTCCAAGTCAGGCGCGGAAGCTGCCATGGCTGCACCGCTCTACAAGCGCCTCGAGGCGGAGCTTGTCCGCCTCACCGATCAGGAATCCACCCTCGATGCCGCGCGCCACCGCATCACACGATTGCGGGATCGAACGGGAGCGCGATCCGCGTAAGCTCCTGCTGCCGCCATTCCAGTGATCCGCCGGAGCCATAGCGCGGCCGGTCGATCGTATGCCCCATCAGGATCTGCCTCAACTCGCTGTCGAGCCCCTTGTCCTTCATCCTGTCCTCGAAGCTGTGACGGATCGAATAGATCTTGTGCGCCGGCGTCGGGAACAGCTTGTTCCCCCGGAAATATTTGTTGAGCGTCGCCGACAGCTCGTTTTCCCGGTTGCGGTACCGCGGGAAACCGGCCGGATGTCTCTTGAACACCTCGAGCGCCACCCCCACCAGCGGAATCAGCCGCTCCGACGACGCCGTCTTGATCTCGCGCGGATCGTCGGGGTCGAGCCGCGGCTCGATCGCCAGGTGCGGCACGTCGTCCGATATGCGGATGGCGCCCGGCTCCAGATTGGCGATTTCGCTCGGTCGCGCCCCGGTTTCGATCAGCGCCAGCACGATGCCGCGAGCCTCTTCGTTGAGCGTGGCGAGTGCGCCTTTGCGCATGATCTTGCCGGTGATCCAGTCGACCGCCAGCGGCGGCCGCGTCCGCTTCTTGCGCGACGAGAAGCCGAGCCCGGCAAACGGGTTCTTGCGCTCGTCTTCGCCCAGGTGCTTGAAATAGGCCTCGTAGAGCACCCGCAGGTTCCCGAGGTCCCGATTTCCCGAGGAGGCCGAATGCGTCGGCGTGGCGCCATGCGGCGGCACGATGCGCTTGAGCCAGTGGCGATAGATCGTCATGGCGTCGTCGCGGGAGATATCCTCCATCGCCTTGTCGCTGACCAGCAGGATGAAGTTGCTCACCGCCCGCTGCTTGACCTTCTTCCACTGCGCCTTCTGCCTTACCGATTTGCCCGTGAGTTCGTCGGCGACGATCTCGTCGCAGTAGATCTCGAAGGCGTCGCTGATGATGACTGGCGGCGCTTCCACCAGGCCCGCCACCGCCTTGGCCGTGGCAACCGGCGTTCGGTCTATCTCGATCGTCTCGAGCCGCGCCAGGATGTCGGCGATCGAGGCCGACTGCGCCAGATGCGCGGCGGTGCGATAGGTGAAGCCCAGCGCCTCGGCGCGCCGCACCGCGGCGGCATGGCGGGCGCGGGCCGGATCACGCGGCTCGGACAGAAGCATCGAGGCCCACAGCGCATCGTCGGCCGCCTCGAAGGCATCCCGCTTGGAGCGCGCCAGCGCCAGGTCCTGCGTCTTCAGCGTCGCCCGTATCCGCGGCGCCCGCTCGTCGAGATGCGCCACGCTTTCGGGCACGTTGCGCTTGTAATGATACCACCCGTCGCGCCTGGAAAGGTATCGGTCCGGATTGCCTTCGTTCCTGTGTCGACCCATCAACTCGCACCCGCTTTTGCCACCACTTTAACGCGTGAAGGACGCGATAAAGGTCACAAATAGGGGCACACTTCGTTGCGCGCCGTCAAGATGGGTTTTCCGACAATCGGAATAACGTAACAATATCAAAATGATAAGGGTCCGCCATATGGCAAAAAATGGTGCGGACGACGCGCAACCGCAACGAGCCGCACCAATTGATAATGCAGGATAATTTGCCTCAGTCTCACTGCTTAGGGCACATTTTGGGGCACAGTAGCGGTCACAGGTTGCGATCCCTGCTGGCCAGAAACAGTACAGCGCAAACAACGCCATAACAGGGCCGCACCGTTCATTGAAATCATTGCCTGTTTTCGGACGCGGGCCGCACCATAACTGGCCTCACCGCTCCCGCCACCGCTCAAGCGCCGGCAGCGACGCGGTGTCTCCGGTCTTGATCGGGCTCAGCGTGATCTCCACCTTGCCGCCGCATGTCCTGCACTTGAACGTGGCGCCGACATACTCCCGCTCCGGCCGCACCGCGGTCAAATCAATATCCTTGTGCACACTGCACCGCCGACAGTGACCGGAGAGCTTGTAGCCGTGCCGGAGAAGATCACCGAATGTCTTTAGCGTGATTGGTTCAGATGACACCGCTTTGTGCATCCTTGATGGCCTGATCGGTCCGCCGGTTCTCAATCTCCGCTCGCTCCAGGTTCGAAACCAATGAGCGGAGCGCTGGCCAGATCGCACTGCTGTCCCACCCGGCAGACCTTGCCTGATCTATTGCCGCGATCAGCTGAGGCTCGAGCGCTTCCTCGAGCTCAAGTCCGTAATCTGGATGTTCAGCGATAAGCCTGGGCGAAGGGAACATGACGCTACTCCGATGGATGATCTTAGCACAACGCGCCAGAACGCAAAAAAGCCCCCACACCCGGCGGGGCGTGAGGGCTCTTGAAACTCTACAGGCAGATTGCAGCCAACCCGGCGAGTCATGGGACCGCCGGTCAGCACCGGCGGACAGCCGCCGCGGAATGCGGACGGATCAGTTTTGCTTCATGGCATCGGCAATCTTGTGCAGCGTCTCCTGCATATCGCTTTGCCGCTTGTCGGCGATCGTGTCGGCCGAGGCCGCGATCTTCTCCACCGCCACGGCAATCCGCTCGAGGCATCTCAGCGTCTGGTCAGCATGGCGCGCATCGTGGAACTGCGCATCCTTCGTGATGGCCTGCGACGGCGTCTGTCGCTTGGTCCGGATATACTGGCCGATTGCGGCGAGACCGAAGAGAGCGCCGGTCAGCACCGTCATCAGGAATTCAGGGGTTATCTGGCCCATTCGACGCCGCCCTCTTGAAGTGGTTGTCAATGATGGCGGCATCGGTGATTGCGCGGATCACGTTGTAGGCATCGAGCATCAGCAGGACTGGATAGACGGCCATGCCCGTCCCCCAGACCTCCGCCTGGGCAAAGCCGAGCGTGATCTGAAACCAGAAGAAGCAGGCGATAAACGCGCCCATCGCTCTGAGGTGCGGCGTCCGGCGCCAGGACCCATTGATCATCAGCACCACGAGCCGACCGGCGCCGGCGAGAAAGCACACCAGCGCCCACGTCTCCTGGGGCATGATTGTCTTGAGCGGCGCGTAGTTCGGGTTGGCCTGGAAGAGTTCCGGACTGGCCGACAGCACGATCGACCAGTTCAGCAGCATCAGCGCCAGCGCCCACTCCGAGGCACGGACGGCGAAGGTCTGGCGGAACGACCGGGAGATGTGCAGGAAGTCCATCAGTTCGCCCTGCTTTCCTGCCCGTGCCGGGCGCATTCGGCTCGTGTCCATATCCCCGCGGCGCAGATTCCGACCACGGTTCTGCCAATCTTGCGATCGTCGCGCTCTGTCGCCCCCCTGGCCCCGATCAGATCAGTGCCGACCACGTTGCGCAGGCCCGGCACACTCGCCGGACTCGAATGCCCACACCCGGCCAGCGTCAAGACAGCCATCATAATCAAGCCTGGCCGTGTCAGATTTTTGAGCCGCTTCATTGTTCTGCCTTTCGATCGAGTTTTTGACGGACTCCGCGCCGTCGTCACGGATCACCTTGATCACGAGGAGGATGGCAACGCCGATGCCCACCCATTTGGCGACGGAAAGCCAGTTCATGACACCACCTCGCCTGATTGTTCGATATCTGGGAGATCGACCGTTTGCCCGGCGAGCGAATGCGTGCAGTCGCCGAGAAACTGGATTTTCCCGTCCCTCACGAAGGAGTGGCAGACCGACGGAAGCGGGTCGCCGTTGGCATCGCAATGCCAGTCTCCCGTCCACCGGCCATCAACGATCACACGCTGTACTCCGCGCACAAGGATGGACGGTGTGAACGT